GTAGTAATCCTGTGATAGGACTATCCATCGCTGATATAGCTACAGCGCCTTTGTATTGCTTTCCTGTTGCAGAATCTACAACGCCTCTGGTAGATATGGCACCTGCCATTTTTAAATCTTCTGCTCCAAGCTTTCCTCTTGATAAGGCTTTTTGACCAAAGGTGTGTTTTAAAAACTTTGCGCCTAATCCAAATACTGCTTCACCTGCAGCACCTATTGCTGCTTCTTTTGCTAATAATTCTGCTACTTCTCCAGGAGTATTATCTTGTAATCCTGCGACATATTCTGTCGCTTCTTCAGCAGCCTTACCTGCAGCTGCTCCAGCTCCTGTACCAGCAGATATAATTCCTAGTTGTTTGGTACTTATATGTTTTAATCCAGGATTTTGAGGTTTTAGTTTTCCTCTAGTAAATATGGATCCTCCTATAGAACCAATAATAGGTCCATATATTCCTGCAAAATCTGAAAAGTCGTTAAAAGAAAAACCGCTTTCGTCTATGATTACGTTTTTAGTAGATGTTGGTTGTATACCAAGTCTTTCCAAACCTTTGGGTGTTAGGGCTAAATCTCCCTTACTGTTTCTGGTAAATCCTTCTCCACCTACAGCTTCTTCTAAAACTCTTTCTTTTCCGCCAAGAGTTTCCATCGCTCCAAGCTTTATTCTTAACCAGGGTGCTTGAACTCCAGATTCGTAATCAAACTGCTCTTTATCAAATTGAGTTGCCATTTGCTTTGATTTAGCGTCAACAAAACCAGCCTCTCCAGACTTATAATATTCTATAGCCCTAGCTTTAGCGTACTCTGGATCATCAGTATTTACCTTTATATATCTAGCGTTAGGCAGTCTTACTTTTATAGCCATTAATCTATTACGTCTTCTTGAGTTACTTGAACTTCTGTTTCTTTTGTTTCTGTAGTAGTTCCTTCAACCGGATCAAAAATTGCTAGGTTAGGAATTAGCTCTCCGTATTCAGCTCTATAAAACCTAAGATCTCTTTCATTTTTTACTTTTTGTTTATTTAAAGTTGACTCTACAAGATTTAATAAATTTATAATTTCAGATTTGTTAGAGATTGGTTTTTCTAAATTACCAATTAAATCTTTAATTAATTTTCTATCAGCATCTGAAATAGTTTTTCCTTTTTCATCCAATATAGCCTGAACCATTCTTGCTTCAAGAAACTGCGTAATATTTTTTGCAGCAACAGAGCCTCTTAACTCTCCATCTGCTCCAAACAAACCTTCTATTTTTCCTCCTAAACGAGATATAAAACCAGTGGCACCTGTAACATCTCCAGATTGTAAAAATCCTCTTAACTTAGCTATTTCTGATTTTAACAAATTAGCTTTTTCTACTTCATCTGCTGCTGTACTATATAGTTTTGCCACCTCATTTATATCAGATGTTTTTAATTCTCTAGGTTTGTTCTTTTCTTCTTGTTCTTTTAAAAATTCTGCGTAAGCTAATTCTTCAGCAGTCTCTGCTTCACCAACTTTTTTAGCTGCATTCGCAGCACCTATAGCCAAACCGTCAGCAAGGTTGGTTGTACCAGCCAAAGCTGCTGCCATTTCTTCCATAAATATATTTCTATTTCTTGTACCGGTTCTTGCTTTTTCTTGCTGATAAGCCTCTGATTTTTGTTTGTCAAAACCCTGTATTGCAGATATTACATCTTCAATACTTTTTATTTCTGTTTCTATTTTCTTTCTATCAGCTTTTGCTTTAGCAGCTTTTGTTTGAGTTTTGCTTTCTTCTACTTTTTTTAATTCTTCTGCAATAACATCTTCTTGAGGTTTAGCTACTAAAGATACTTCTTGATCCTCTTCAGCATCTTCATCTTCTACAGTTGTTGAAGCGGCTAAAGGTAATACTGATGTACCAATAGCAGTAGATTTACCTAAAGGGCTTAGCTTAGTTACTTCTTCTGTTATTTCTGTAAGAGGTCTGTTGGGACCAGCGACTCCGCCTGGTAATCTTTCGCCAACAAATCTTCCTGTACCTTGAGCTCCTTTTTTAGTAAAAACGCTGCCCAAGCCTTTTAATATACCTCTTCCTGCAAAAAGGTCTATACCTGGAGTAAATTGTTTTAAGCCTGGATCGTATATTAAAAAGTTGCCTGCATCTGAATGTATTCTATGATAGGTCGGAGCATCTATACCGTATCTATCAAGAAACGAATCAAATTCAGGATCTACACCTTTATCATATACTACTTGAGATTCTCCGCTTGCGTGTTTTTCATACAAAGGTAAGGTTTTAACCTCATCTCCTTTTGCAAACATTCTTCTTTGCAATATATTCATTTTAAAATCCTGAGTAAAACTGGTTATAGTAAGCAGAATTAGTTCCTGGAGGCGCATATCCGCCGCCATAATTAATTCCTCCACCTCCAGGAACGTTTAAATTTCCGCTGGTAGAAGTTCCCCCTGTTACTGGAGCTCCCCCTGTTACTGGGGTTCCCCCTTGCTGTTGTTGTAGTTGAGATTGAAGGTTTGCTATTTGTTGCTGCAAACTGCTTACATCAGTTGACTGAGGGGCTTGACCTTGATTTTGAAAAGATCTAAAAGTTCCTAAACCAGCCGCTAATCCTGCATTTAAAGGATCTACTGGAGCTCCATATGCGCTTGTAACTTGGGTTTGTCCGCCTCTATATTGAGGAGCAAATCCTTGAATAAATTTAAGAGCTTGCATCGGATCCTCTCGTAAAGATTGTTGATAATCATATTGTCTTCCAAGCTGAGTTTCTTTTAATTGTCTTGGAACAGCTCCTAGACCCATCAGTTCTCCTCTTTCTGCTTGTCCAAGTCTTTGAAGAGTTGCACCTATTCCTCCTAAAGAAGCTCCGTATCCGGACAAGTCTTGTCCAATACCTCTTTCAAATTCTGCAGCTCTTTGTAAAGCGCCTCTGCCAAATTCTGATTCTCTTTGAGCTGCGCCTAAAGCTTGAGTATATCCACCGGATCTAATTCTTGATAAGGCTTCTCCAAGACCTCTGCCTAAAGCAGCCTGTCTTTCACCAGCGCCTAATCTTGCTCTTGAACCAAAAGCTGATTGACCGCCTGTTTGAATGTCTCTTGCTCTAGCTGCTATATCTTGCTGAGCGCCTCCTTTCATTACATCTTGAATAGTTTGTTGTACTACTTGTTGTTCAAACGGATCGTAAAATCTTCCTACATCACTTGGTTGAAATCCTCTTAGAGTACCTCTAGATAAACCTCTAGCTGTTCCTAAAGTCCCCATACCGCCGAGTATTGCTTGCTCTTGCGCTTTTAAATATGGCTCGTATCCACCAATACCGCCGTAAGCTCTTTGTATTGCAGCGGTTTCTAAAGGAGAAAGACCAGCAGTCTGTCTCATTGTTGGGCCAATATCTAAATATCTTTGCGCAGCTCCTCTCGCCTGTTGTATTAAACCTGCATAATCAGGAGATCCAAAATATAATTCTCTTACAAACGGATCTGATATTACTTGAGTTCTGTCAACTCCTTGCAAGACTGGATTAATTGGTTGCGCCATTATATTGCCTCAAAAATATTCATTAACTCGCGCATGTTTTCTACGCCTTTTTTACGAGATGGTTTACCGCCTGATACTAACTCTATACCTGATTTGTTTTTCTTTACGTTAAATGCACCAGCACCTTTGGTTGCTTTTGCAGTCATCACATATTCACCGTCGCTTAACATCGCAGGTATATCATCTGAAGTACCTGTACCTGGGCCTGCTGACTCGCCGCCATCTCTCATATCTAATTCAGCGACTCCTCCCATATTAAAATATTGTCTTGTAGAAACTAAACCGCCTCCAGCAAACTCTAAAGCTTTTGGCGCCGGTCCTAAACCAAACTCGCCTCTAGTCCCTCCTGTTCCTAATTCTTTTGATAACTGATATCTACCAAGCTCATCCATCATTACAGCAGGTGTTGCGGCTAATCCGCCTTCTCTTTCTTTAGCAGCGTCGTATGCAGCTTTACCAACAAGCCCTGCCAATCCTGCTGTTGCTAAGTTTCCGCCAAACATTCCGTCGCCTCCTGTAAGAAAACTAAGCGGACCTGTTTCCTTGTTTGGATCTATATTTAAAATTTTATCTGCAAAACTATCCGGACCAAATAATCCAGAAAATCTTTTTACTGGGTTTGCAGCTTCCATTAAAGACATTCCTTCTGCAGCTGTATATGTTTTACCCGCAGCATCTTTATATCCTTCTAATACTGTATTTCCATACTCGTCTGTTCCTATTATTGGTTCAAGACCTTCAGGTAGTTGTTGTCCTCCCATTCCTATAAGACCTTGTAAAGGACCTCCTCCAAGCATTCCTTTAAGACTCATTATTCCTTTTAAACTATCAAAACCACCTGCAGCTCCTCCTGCAATAGACGAGATTCCCGGTATTTTAAGGCCTGCTATACCTTTGGCAGCTCCTGTAGCTATTTTGCCAATTGTTCCTGCTGCCTTACCTAAACCTGGTATTTTACTTAATCCGCCTAAAACTTTTCCTCCAAGCCCTCCAAGAACTCCACCCAAAGCCGTACCGACTCCTGGTATTAAAGTAGCAATAGGTGCAACTTTCTTTACAACTTTCTTTACAGACTTAAATGTTTTCTTCCACCAACCAAACTCTGGCATTCCTGTAATAGGATTAATAGACATACCTGCGCCAACAGTATATTCATCCGGAGATAGGCCTACAGCCTTCATCTCAGCTTCTATACGAGCTCTTGTTTCTGGAGAGATAATAGGTGGTACGACCATTTCGCCTTGGGCGACGTGAGCCATATATTGGTCTTCATCTCTACCTAGTTTTGCTAATCCTTGTCCGCTATTGTCTATTTTATTCATCATACTATTGTAACCTTAATTTTCTTTACTGTTAATTGATTCTTCCTCAGAATTAAGCCAAAAAACCAACAAATATCTATCGCCTTCCTCAACTGCTAAGCCTCGATGCATATGAGTATAGCTAGGAAATATTAGACCGCTACCTGTCGGTAAAGGCTCTACGACTCCCCTGTTTAAAAATTCTGTTCCGCCGCCTTTGTAATCGCCTGTATTTAAAGGTACTACAATACTAACATCTGAACTGGCGTCGTGGTGCCAGGCACCTTGTTTTTTATTTTTTAAATTATAATTTGCTATCTGTATATTGCCACCTGTAACGTAGCGGTTCCATATCGTTAATAAGATTGGATTAACAAAAGATTGAACTACGTGTAGCAAAGAGTTGTATAACTCTGGACATTTTTCACTTAAAACTATTTCTGGTATTTGTCTAAGTTCGTCTTCTTCTGGATTCGGGCAAAATGAAAAATGTTTTTGCATATTGCTTATTTCATCTAATAATATTTGGCAAAACTTTTCTGAAAACAAAGGAACGGTATATACATCTTTTAAAGGCTCTGATATAACGCTTGTTAAAGGATTATCTTCTGGGTTACTAACTCCCATACTCTTATAAAAGTCTACGATATTTGGAAGAGATGCTTTGGCTTTTTCTAGGGTTTCTTTGTTTAAAAACCAATCAGACGGATATGCGAGTAATAGATTTTTAAGCTTGTATTGTTGTTCTTCTAAATATATTTTTTCTGCTAGCATGTTGTTCCATATGTTAAGGCGTTGAAACTGTTACGCTTCCTAACGCTGATGTAGCAGAAACTCCTGTTAAGTAAGTGCGATGGCTCGTTAAATCAATAAACTCAGTCCCGTCAAATACTTGTAGCGTTTCTGTTGTTGTATTAAATATTAGCGTGCCTTGATTAAAATTCAAAGAATCACGTTCAGTAGTCGACAATTGTATCGTATTATCTGGATCTACTGATCCTAAGTTTATCTCTAAAATTCTTATAAGTCTATTAAAAACAGAAGCTGGCACATATTCACCTGTAGCAATCGGTAGTTGAGTTTGTAATAGTTTGCTCATCTTCTACCGTCAGCTTTAATATCTATTCTGGTCGCCCCCAATCTCCAACCAATACCTAAGTTACCGTCGTTATCAGCGTCGTCGTTTGACTCAAAGCGCAATACCATTTGTCTTGCTCTGCCTCTAACATACGCTTGTTGCGTTGTTTCGCTTATTTCGTTTGTTGAGTTAGTTGTTAAAGAATCTCCAGGAAAGTTTCTGGTTTTAACAACAATATTAATCGAGCCGTTATTTTCGTTTTCTATAAATTTAAAGTCAGGAATAATTCTTCGTATAAAAGTAAATTGATCGCCCTCGCCTATATCAAAGTCAGAACTTTCTATAAAAACGTTAGTCATCGGCGATCCGTCTGCGTCAAATCCTATTTCTTGTTGATATAAATATCCGCCGTTTACTGCTCTTGGAAAGTTTTCTATACCAGCATCTAGCCAAGCCGTTCTGCTTAGTTGGCCATACGTCCAAAGGTTTTCCATATAGTTATAAATAACATATCTGTCTATTTCGTCGCTGCTAGAAGAACAATAAAACCAACCTACTTCGTTTTTATCAGCAATAGTAAAAGCGTTTATTTTAAATGACTGTACTAAGTTAATATCGTTGAATACGTAATTATGAACGTTACAAGGTATGGTTTGAACGCTACCGTTATAGCTATAAAAATTATTGTAACCCATCCAGTAAATAGCTGAAGGCGCTGTTACTGCTGCTTTAGGTCCAACCAGTCCTGTTCCTTCGTTTACTAGGTTTACTGCAAAAGTAAATGGCGGTCCAACAAACTGCATACTATATAAAGCAGTATCGGTCCATACAAGTATTTCTTGCCTTGATTTAACAGCTCCAATAATAGATGAGCCAGATGATAGTCTTAACGAACCAGCAGTATTAGTAATTAAAGGCTCAAACTGTAAATTATCTTCTTGATCAGAAAAAGCTATAAGCATCGGATCTACTGTACCGGTTCTAGCTGTACCTTCATCATTTAAAGGATCTGCTCCTAATACAATTAAATGCCTGTCTTTTTCAGAAGTAATAACTTGTAAGCCTACGGTTGGAACCAAGTTAGCTCCTGATATACTAGACATGTCTACAGCTCTAGTATCGGTACCATTATTTTCTGTCCATTGATAGATACCACCGCCTCTAACATTCATTATTAGGTTTTCGCCAAAGTGATCATGCGTCCAAAGTCTTAGCTGGTTTATTACAGATAAAGCTGTAGAAGAACCAAAGGTTCCCTCGCCCCAACCGTTTAAGCCCCAACCAGTACCAGGTATATATACATCCAGTCCTACGTTTATTTGGTAAGTTCCTACAGTACTTGAGCCTCCATTTCCTGTATCACTTGAGTTTGCTGTTACAGTATCGCCGTTAGTATCTTTAGCTGTAATGGTATAAGTGTCGGTTGTTACTGATACTATTTGATATTCTTGGTTTAAAACGTCCGCTGTTATATTGCCACCTAAACTTACTGCATCTGAAAACGTAACAAAATCGTTTTTAACTGCGCCATGCGCAGTATCACTTACAGTAATAGTTGAAGATCCATCTGTTGCAGCAAAAGTAACATCTCCTGCTGCTGTAGTAGTTCTTATAGGGGTAACGTCGTTAAAGTTAGAACCTTCCTCTATATAATATTTAAAGGTTGTACCAAGTCCTAAGTATTTAGTTCCTTCTAAAGCAACCCAAGAATGTAAGGCTCTACAAGTTCCAAGAAAACTATTTGGAGTATTTTTAGTCCATCCGCCAAATTTTTCTGGATATCCTTTTCTAAAACGAACTAAGTTGACGTCAAACCAACCGCCCTCGTTACTATAATCGGTACCCTCTCTGTTGATACCTGGGTTAAATACTGCTTTCTGTAAGGTCATTTAAAGGCTCTAATTCTGGTATTTTGTTTATCGTTAATAAAGTTTTAATCAAAGACTCTTTTGAGTCAATCTCTTTTAATTTTTTTGCTGTCTTTGCATACTCTGTTTGGTTTCCATCTTCTGTATAAGGAATAAAGAAAACCTTATTAATAGGCAAGGCAACAAGGCAAAACATATCTATTTGCCCGTTTCCATATCTTACCATTTTATTTTGTCGAATGTTATCTTGAGTTCTTTTGCTGGTTCTTATTTCCCAACGATAATAATCAGCTCCCCTGCGTTTATAAGTGCTGTTTGTAGTCTTTACTTGTACTTTATAGAGTTGACCCTGATGGTCTAAAATTAAATCGGAACGATGCCCTGCTGGAGCTAAAATAACAGAGTCGCAATATCTCATCAAATATGACGCTGCCAAATATTCACCTGCTAACGCAATACGCGTTGTAGCATGTGGCATTTTATCTCCTTATATTTTTCCCCACTCCTTGCCTTCAAATAGTAGAGATTCTGCGTTTCTTCTCCTTACCAAACCTTCTAAAACTTTTCCGCCTGCTTTATTCCATCTTTGCATTTGCGCAGGCACATCTTCGTATTCTTTATTATTTAAAACTTTTAACATCGTAGACGCTTTTAAATTAGCCGGACCAAGATTAAATACCCAAGATACTAAAGCGTCGAATTGATTTTGGTTTAAATCCACTTCAACTAAATCGTTTATATATCCTTCGTATTCTTTCATTTCTTCTAATAAAAGATGATCAGCTTCTTCTTGGGTTATAGTATCGCCTTCTTTTACACCTTTAGTAGAACCATATCCTATAGTCCAAACTCCTGCTGCACATTTATAAGCTTCAAGCTCGCAGCCTTCAAACTTTTTAATAAGGCATAAGCCTTCTTGAGATATATTCATATTAGTCCCCTTTGTTGCTTGAGTTAGAAGCTCCAAAATAAAACGAAATAATTGCGCTAGCCAATCCACCTAAATATCCTAATACTAAATTAATTAAAGCTTCTGAGTTTTGTTCTGGCGGTTGTAACGTAACCAAAAATATATAACCTAAAAAGCCACCTATAGTTGCTATACCAATTATTCTTGCAGTCCAATCTTTAGAAAAGTAACTCCTAGCGTTTTCTTTTTCTTTTGCTTCTAAAGCAAAGATATCAACTTCAAGCTCTTTCATTTTTATCTCAAAGTCTTTTTCAGCTTTTTTAAGCTGTAGCATTTGTTCTGGAGTTGCATTTTGAATTGCTGTTTCAATAGATCTGGGATTATTTGGAACTCCCAATACTTCGGATATCATATTCGCAGCCATACCGCCCATAGGTCCACCCAAAGCTGTACCAAGTGTAGGAGCTACTGCGCCTACAACGTTTTTTAATAATCCTTTAAATTTCATAGTAGAACAGATACTAAGGCTATAGCTAGAGCGCCTATAAAGCCAAATACTCCGAAGGTTGTCATTTTAATTGTATTATTAATAGAAGATATTTCGCTTTTTATATCAGCAAATTCATTAAAGGCTGTCTTCCAACGCTCAGAACATTGGGCCTCATGCTTGGCAAGATCTGCCGCTACAGTTAATGTTGTTGGTCTTGTTGTCGCCATTTATATAGTATAAACCTTTAACGGTTTCTTTTTTCCTTTTACGTATATTTTTTTATGAAAAACACCATTTTGCGTTTTCTTAATTGTAGCTTCACCAATTAGTATGTCAACACCAGCTTCTTTCGTTGCAGACTCAAGACGAGCTGCTGTATTTACCGCGTCACCTATAGCTGAGTAGTCAAATCTTGTATCACTACCCATATTGCCAATAACTGCATATCCGGTATTTACGCCAATACCAATCTCAACACCAAGATCGGCCATTTTAATTTTATCTTGTATTTCTTTTGCGCAAAGAACTGCAGCAATTTCATGGTCAGGTATATCTATAGGTGCGTTAAATATTGCCATCATCGCATCACCAATATATTTATCCACCATACCATCATAAAACTTAACTGTATCTGCTTGAATAGTTAAAGCCTTATTCATAATCTTGGTTACCTCTTCTGGTTCTAGTTTTTCTGATAAAGATGTAAAACCTCTAACGTCTGTAAATAAAAATGTGCAATATTTTTTCTCGCCACCAAGTTTTAGTAACTCAGGATTGTCTTGTAATTGTTTCACTTGTCTTGGATCCAGATAATGTTCAAACTGTTTTTTAATCTCTTGACGTAGTTTATATTGTTTTTTGTAGTTTATATAGAAAGCAACGGTAGAAGTTATGATTTGAGAGATAAAAGTCCATGAAAAATCTAATAAAATGCCCTTCTGAATGCTAAAAACGCCTGAGAACCCCGTGGTTA